GTGGTCTTTAGTTTTGTCTGTATACCCCTCCATATCTAGGCCTGTGCCCTCCTCCCAAGACTGTGATACCGCCAATATATTAGCCGTATAATCTCTGGGAAGCTGCTCAGAGTGTCTGGCATTAAACAATCTTAAATAAAACTTGACGCTCCCAGATTGTGGTATCACCCCAGAAGTTCTGTTAGAGGAAATAGAGGATATCGGAAACTGGACTAAAGCACGAGATAGTTCAACTGAAGCCGTGTTCGCTGATGAAGAAACAGTCTGTTGACCATAAATAGAAAATACCTCTAAAATGTCAGCGGCACCCATATTTGAGCCCGTGGCGCGAGTATCCGTTCCTTTGTTAACACCAAAAGCATTAGTTATTGTATTATCGCTGTTTGCAATATATCTTTTGATACCCATTATTTAATCGTCCCCTTAATATCTAAATTAGGGTATTTTAACTCATATACAACATTCTCAGGTGCATACAAAACCCTACCATCTGCAGATATATACTCTCCTAAATTTATAGTTTCGTCAGAATATAGTCCGCCGGCCTGACTTGTAATTTGCACATTAGTTACATCAACTATCTCTTCTAAGTTATTTAATCTATCATAAATTTTAGTGATGTATATAGGCTGGCCGATATCCATTTTTTCTTTAAAAATATTCTGCACTTCATTTATCGCCGCTGATAGCGCTTCTAGTTTGTCCTCTGAATAATCAACCACTGCTACAAAATTTACACGAATATTAATTATTTTTGGATCTAAGATGTCAATCGTATCATTTATCATTCTATAATGATTAATCCAGGTTTTTACATTGTTCTTTAGTACAGTACTGCTAGTAATAAAGTTACCGTCTACATCTTCAGATAATAAATATAAATTTAAATTTCTTTTAAATGAATCCTGATCTCTAAGGATTTTTGCTCTTTTAATTTTTCCAAACTTAGGAGGCATTCTGTAAATTACTGCTTCGTAATCCTCCGCAGTTACAGCTCTATTTTGTGAAGAGAATACATCATTTACTCTTTGTTTAAGTTCTTCTATGGTTGGTAAGTTAGCATCGCCAGTGATTGGTTCTTCATTAGCGACCTCTAAGCTGTCTCTAACAAAAGATATGCTAGTAGCCACTGTCGCGTTTTCGCCAAAAATAAAAATAGGATCAACAACATTATTTAAACTACGAGAAGCGACATTAACATTATCGGCCGTATTAGTTCGATATACTACTGTTAATGTTGTGTTTGCCGGCACTATACCAAACTTACTAGTTTCTAAAAGCTTAGAAGGGTCTAGAGTCAGATCTGACTCGTAGTCTCTGCCATGCTGCTTCAATACAACATTTGAGGGGTGTGTGATGTTATCTATTTTAGAGGATGAATCAGAGCCGTATCCAAATTTAACAAATATTCTATCATTTCTAGTAAACGTGGTAAATCGATGAGGTGCAGACGTAGTGACTGCAACGTTAGGAACATACCTGCGTGTTTCTGGATCTTTATTCACCACTGATCTAAAAATTGTATCTTGTGATAGATAATCTACCTCATAATATTCATTTCCCTCGGAGTCTGTTATCGATACGATTTCTGTTATGTTTGGGTCTGATAATTCTATAGTAAGAAACTTCTTATATCCACCAACATTGACGATCTCCTGTCTTGTCTCACCTGATATTACTCTACCAAATGATTTCACTGCATAGGCCGTCGGGGTACCATCCGTTGCTGATGATGTGGCAACAATAACTTCATTATCCGGATTAGCAAAATCTATATCATCCAACAAAGTAAATACTTGGCCAGCGTCGGAGGTAAATTTAGTTCCCTTTGTCAACACAGGAAGGTAATTTGTGTCAGGTGCGGCGCCCGTTGAGGTAACCGGACATAAAACATAAACAGATACCAAACCAAAAGAATTAGCTCTTAAAGATTGCTTATAACCAACTTGTTCGCCAAGTCGGACAACATTATCATATTCTATAGCTGTATCTAAAAAAGATTCATTGGCTTGGTAGTCTAGATAAAAGGACAATACATCACCAACATACGCAACTGTATCTAACATCAATGATCCAAAAGATGCCTCTGAAAAATCTTTGTATATATCAGGGTAATATCTTCTAGCGTAATCAACCAGGTCCTGCTTAATTGAATTAAATTCTCTATTGGTGTATTTTATTAATTTTTTATCTTTCTTGGACATATCGGCTTATATTCCTCAATTATCTATGGATATTGATGTTATCAGATTTATACTCGGCACTTCGTAGTCAATTGTTATGGACAGTATTGGGGAGTCTTCATTGCTACCAAACTGAATTCTATTAATTCTTAAAAAGGGCATATATTTCCTTACCTGACCCTCTATTCTTTGTCTTATTTTTTGCACAGAATTCTGACGTGGTTCGAACAAAAAATGACGCAAACCAACGCCAAAGTCAGGGTTCATCATTCTTTCGCCAGGAGAGGTCAACAAAAGATTTTTAAAGTTTTGCTTAACTTCATCTTTAAAAGAAGTTATGAGAGAATAGGCCCCAAAACGATAATCTTTATTAAGTGGTAATTCCGGACCTATTCCATTCATCAATCACACCTCCTTTACAGTTGATCCTCACAATTTGGATCCGTGGTTAAATCATCATGAATTTTTTCTTCGTATGCATCTATAAGTAGTAGCGCAAGATAAATCATACCAGG